GATGGAAACTTTGTACAGAATGTTGCAGTTCGTGACTTCATGCGCTCGCGCAATGTTGAAGTAACTGGTGTTCGGATGAAACCAAATACTCGTGTCTATCCATACTTTGACGACGAGTTGGTTGCGGATTATGTGACACCTGCAAATAGTTCATTTGCAAACACTGCCGCAGAAGGGTCATCATTAGTTACCGATTCTTCTGGTACTGTATATGCCAACTTCCGCATTCCAAACGACGACACACTGAAGTTCCGTATCGGCACAAAGCGTTTTGAATTTAAAGATATTGCAAATACACAAACTCAAAGTGCATTGCTGACAACTTCATCACATGGTGATTATACTTCAATCCCATTGAGCGTATCAACTCGTGGAATGTCTTTCATAAATCTTCCTCAGTTGTCTCGTAATAATGTGTCTGATGATAGAACACTCCGCACTGTAACACGAGTAGAACGAAATAATCGTGGTAATGATGAGAATAGGGGAGGAGACGGTAGGACTAGCGATCCATTGTCACAGACATTCACTATCTCAGCAGGAGATTCTGAAGGTGTGTTTATCACAAAACTTGATCTGTACTTTGGTCGTAAATCAAGCACTTACCCAATCACAGTTCAGATTCGTGAAGTAGAGAATGGATTCCCAACACCAACGATTTTACCATTTGGTTCTAAGACATTGCAACCAAGCGAAGTCGTTGCAAACTCTATCGTTGCGACAAATGCAACGACTTTCCAGTTTGACTCTCCTGTATTCTTGAAGAACGGCACTGACTATACATTTACAGTCCTTCCAGCAGGTAACTCGGATGAGTATGCATTGTGGGTAGGAGCACTTGGTGGCACTGATGTTGACACAAATGAACTGATCCATAAACAACCTGCGGCAGGTATCATGTTCACTTCTGCCGATAATAAGACTTGGAGTCCTATTCAGTCTGAAGATGTTAAGTTCAATTTATATCGTGCAAACTTTACAACAAGTGCAGGTACTCTGTATATTGAAAATGATGATATTGACTTCTTCTCTTATAGCACATTAAATGGTACATTCAATGTTGGTGAGAAAGTAACCAATGGAGTTGATCCAACCCCTGCGTCTGGTTTTGTGAAGTTCATCGACACTGCTAACAAGAAGATTCACATCGAGTCATCAACTGGTGGATTCGGTTCGGCAAATACTATCACTGGAGCAGTGTCTGGTGCGACAGCACAACTGTCCTCGATAGACAATGTGGTAATGAATACACTCGTACCGAAGTTGCCTTCACTGTCATATGCTAACACATCATTGGCATTTAGTGCAAGGACAACCTCTACCTCTGGGGTGATCAGTCCATCATTTGTTACCATAGACAACGAAGTTGAAAACGACTTCCTTGATGGTGAGAAGAAGGTATATTCTAAGACAAATGAGTCTGGATTAAGTGCTGTCAATGGTTCGCAGAAGTCTTTTGTCATCAAGGGTACTCTCTCAACAACTGATCCAAAAGTATCTCCTATTATTGATACAGCACGAACTAATGGTATTGTGATCGAGAATGTGATTAACAACTTAATCACAGATGAGCATAAGACAGTGGGCGATGCGAACATGCGTTACATCACAAAACCAGTTGAGTTAGCAGATGGACAAGATGCGGAAGACTTAAAAGTGTTCTTGACTGCATATAAACCATCTGGTGCAGGTATCGATGTTTATGCGCGGATTCATAATCCAGAAGACAGTGAAAACTTCAATGATAAGGACTTCACACCTCTAACTCAGATCACTGCATCAAATACATTCTCAGACTCTGTTGATAGAACAGACCTACGAGAGTTTGAGTTTGGATTTAGTGCAAATACTGATGGACAAGGATTTTTGACAACTGCCAACTCGCATGCACGACTAAATAGTTCTAACAACGAAGTAGTCACCTATCGTGCAACAGACGGTTCGATCTATGCGACTTACAAAACATTCGCATTAAAGATTGTCTTGACGAGCACTGGAACGAACATTGTCCCATTAGTCAATGACTTGAGAGCAATTGCGCTTCAGAAGTGATGAAATTAAAAGTAAAAGATCATGAAAATTTAGTGAAGGATACAGAAACAAAAGCGGTGTTAAACACAGATTTAACATCGCTTGAAGCGTATCGAGCACATAGAAACAAACAAATACAAAAGGATAATGATATCAAGCGTTTAAAAGAAGACGTAAAAGAGATCAAGGATATCCTCCAACTTTTAGTAGAGAAGATTAAATGACAGTATCAGTCTCAAATACTAACTTAAATGACAGTTTTAATGCATGGCGGTTAAACACTAACTTTGTCGCAACTGTTGTTAGTAATAATGTAGTCACCGTATCAAGAGCAGGTTCTGCAAATCGTGGCGGTGTGGCAAAGGGTAATGGACATGTTGCAGGTACATTCACTGCCAACGAATTGCGAACTACCACTTTAAGATCAGGCAATACCTCAGATAATGGTGGATGGTTATATGTCAATTCAAATACCTCGATCAATGCGACATCGCTGACTGTCACAGCGAATACGACATTCCAAGGCAATGTAAACTTTACAACCTCCGGTACTGATCGAGTGATACTTGGTGACATCTCGCGTGTGCGCGTAACTGGTGGTACTCGTGGTCAGTTCCTCCGTATCGAAGGATCGACTGATACGCCAAACTTTAAATCTCTGTCTCTGCGTGATATTGCTGATCTGTCTACAAACTCAGCATCAATTATTTTGTCTGCGGCAAATACAACTTTCAGCGACAATGGAGATTCTCCACAACTGAAGTTTGCAGGTATAAACGACACCATTTCAGTTTATCTTGCGGCAGATGTAGTCGGAGATTCTGATCTTCATGTAACTCTTGCAGATGCATCGGGCGATTCAACTTTTGCTGTCACAGATTCCTCAAATACTATTGTTGGATACATTGACTCAGTAGGTAACATCGTTGCTAAGACTGCCTTCTTGCCAACCTCAGATGATACTGTAGACTTAGGTGCATCTGGTGCAGAATTCAAAGATGCTTATATCGACGGTGTTGCGTACATCGACGAACTCTCAATGGGAACTGCCGCAGGACAGGGTGTTGCGACATCTCTGATTCCTAAGACAGACGCGGCAGGTAACCTTGGTTCAACCACTCGTAAGTGGGGAACAGTATGGGCAGATACCACAAACGGTGGCGCAGGTGTATTTAATACTGTTGGCGTATCAAGCACTTTGACAGTCAACGGTATCGCGACATTTAATGGCGACATGACAATCAATAGTGATAACTTTACTTTAGCAGGGAACACCGTAGTTGGTGATGCCTCAACAGATACCGTTACATTTAATGCACAAGTAGATTCGGACTTTGATCCACAAACTGGTTCTCAGCGTGACATGGGTTCAACATTAAATCGTTGGCACAATGTCTATGCAAATAATGCATTTGCTAATAATATTACTGTTGATAATGATGTTGTTGTCAATAATGACGCAACGATTCAAGGTAACTTGACAGTTAATGGTACAACTATTATTGCTTCTGGTCAAGCATTTGAAGCAGACGATGGTGTGTTCAATACGCTTGGTGTTACTGGAACACTTACCGCAAACGGTAATGTTGATCTGGGTAATGCAATCACAGACTCTATCACCGTCACTGGTCAGTTCGATTCATCACTCATTCCAATCTCAGATGATCAATATGACTTAGGTACTGCAACAAAGCAGTGGCAAGACATCTGGATTGATGGTACTGCCTCTATTGACACATTGACTGTTGATGTAGATTCTACATTAGGCGGACATCGTGCAACCGTATCTGGTAATGTGCATATTAACGATACTGTTATTCTAACCAACGGTATTAAAGATGGTGCTACTACTGTTATCAGCAAGAATGGCAAACTCCATGCCAATAACACTATCACAAACGGTACTCTGACAAGCGCGATGCTTGCTAACACGATGACAAGTGGTTCATCGGTTGGGAGTGGCACTGCGATTCCTGTCCTATCATTTAACAATAAAGGTCAAATCACAGGGTATGGTACATCGTCGGTTTCTGGTGTAACTGGTATTGATTACACTCAATCCAACAATGTGATTAGTGTATCCACTTCAACGACAACTTTTAAAGCACCAATCGATGCGGCAGGAACAACCTCTGGATCAACTCGTGGTGTAGCATCATTTGACTCTGGAGACTTCTCATTAACAGATGGTCATGTCACGCTCAAGGATGCGACAACTGGTGCAGTCCTTGCAATCTCTGGCACAGCAAAAGAAGTAGATGTATCTCGTACAAATGGTACTGTGACAATTGGATTACCAAGTGATGTAAAAATTGCTGATGATCTATTTGTTGGTGGCGGACTCAGAGTCACAGGAAACCTTGTTGTATCTGGCACAACGACAACCGTAGATACAGAAACAGTTTTGATTTCTGATAACATCATAACACTGAATAGCAATTTTACTGGTAATCCCGCAGTTTCACCAGAAAATGCAGGTATTTCTGTTGAGCGAGGCACTGGAACAAACTATCAGTTAGTTTGGAATGAAACAAATGATCATTGGGAAGTCAATGGACAAACTTATGCAGGTCGTCTCGTAACAACTGGTGATACTGCCGCAGGTGGTGCGCTTGCTAACTACATGACAGTTGCGAACACGGAAACACTTGCTAGTGCTCGATTAGGTGCAACTGCATCTGTCACTTTAACTGGCGATGTCACTGGTACAGCATCGTTCTCTGGCAACAGTGTCTCAATTGCAACCACATATAATAACGATGTGGTTCTTGGTACAGACACTAGCGGAAACTACATGGTAGGAGTTACCGCAGGTGATTTAATTGATGTAACTCATACACCGGGCGAAGGATCAACCGCAACTATCAATGTTGATTTGTCAGAACTGACAGATATGACTGCGGCAATGGTAAGTACAGATGAATTTGTCGTCCTTGATGCTTCAGCACAGCGTAGAAAACAAGCAAGCGAAATCCCACTGTCCGTTTTCAATAGAACCGATCAGATTGCGCTTGGTACACATACTACTGGTAACTACATGGCAGGTGTCACTGCGGGTGCGGGTATTGGTATTACTCATACACCGGGCGAAGGATCATCTGCGACAATTGCTATCGATTCTGATCTCCGTGGTGATGCATGGGTCATTGGTCCAAATAGTTCTGACTATTTAAACATCGATGGAACTGCTAATGCCCATAGATTTTATCTTGATGGTACTGAAGATATGCGCCTATCGAACGATGGGCAGTTAGATGTTGGGGGCAGTGTTGTCGCACATTCATCTGGAATTTCTGATATTAACCTCAAAGAAAACATCGAAAAAGTCACTGATGCAATCTCTAAGGTACAGCAACTGAATGGTTACACCTTCAACTATAAGAAGGACGGTCGTGCAGGTGCAGGTATCATCGCACAAGAAGTTGAAGAAGTGCTACCAAGTGCGGTTCATCGTACTGAGATTCTTGGATACGATGGAGAGTATCTCGTCGTTGAATACGATCAGTTGACTGCATTGCTCATCGAGTCGATCAAAGAACTCAAAGCAGAAATTGACGAATTGAAGAAGAATAAATAGTCGAGGATTATTAGGAAAAGCACATGGCGGCAAAAGCAAACATTGTCATTGACCAAGGAGCAGATTTCTCCACGACTATTACTGTCACCGATGATGCAGGGGATACTGTCGATCTGACGAACTACACTGCATCTGGACAGATTCGTAAGCACTATACATCAAATACTTCATATGATTTTACAATGTCGTTTGGTACTCCTCGTTCCGCAGGGCAACTTACTCTGTCTATGGGGAGAGCAGTCACCTCAACCATTGAAGCAGGTCGTTATGTATATGATGTTGAAATCACGAGTGGTGCAAATACACGCTCTCGATTAGTTGAAGGTATCGCAACGATAACACCAGAAGTTACGAGGTAAGGACACATGGCATTCAATGCAAAGTTAGGTGCTTCCTCTACTGGAAACTTCAAAGTCAAGTTCAGTGCTCCAACACAAGATATCACTCTTAAAAATCAGAGCACATCTGGCAGTCGTATTGATCAACTATTGGATGTCGATACCTCTGTAACACAAGCAAATGGTTCAATTCTTGTTTATGACAGTGTAAATGACACCTATGTCCAACGCGATATATTAACATTTGATGTCGAAACAGGTGCATTCAAACTAGATGGCGGTCAAGACGCTTTCTAGCAAAACCTTGGTTATAAATAAAGGTAAAATATGAAATCCTTGATGTCACAATACCACTGTGATTTTTTCTAATGTTTTAATTCTCAGAAAAAGGAAGATTCAAGTGCCATCAGTTGCTTTCTCAGTACAGTCATTACAAGCAGAAGAAGGTCTGTCCAACACAGTTATTCAGATCAAAAGATCGCAAACCACTGCCGCGCCAACGACTTTGGCAAATGGCGAACTTGCGTATGCTTTCAGTTCTAATAAACTTTTTATCGGACAAACAGATTCTGCGACAGATTCGGTCACCGTTGAGTACATCGGTGGCAAACTTCTCGTAGATAAAGTTGCTAATCTGGAATCTGTACTTTTTGGTGGAAGTGGAGACCTCGCGATTGGTTCTCTCACCTTTGGTTCTGATCCAGTAGGAACAAACAATGCTGTTATGTTTACCAAAGCAGACGGTGTAGTAGAATTTTTAACTGGCACAAGCGGTCAATTGTTGCAGGTTGCGGCAAATGGTACGCCTGTATTTGACGAGTTAGACGGTGGTGCATATTCGTGACAAAACTTTTAGATGATGATTTAGCAACACAAAGAAAAATTTTAGAACTCAACGAAGAAGTATTTCGACTTAGGAAAGAAAATCTTGATTTGAAAAACGCATTTGTTGAGACTAACAAAAGATTGACAGATTTGGAAGAGATTCCTGTTCCTCCATCAGTGATTAAGCAAGTGGTTCAGTTGGAAGCAGAGAATCGAAAATTAAAGGATGATCTTGGTTATTATAAGAAGCATGTTGACAAGCGTGTTCTCATAAATAGAGAGAACGACAAACCCGTCCGAAGGGGCGGAATTCTTAGACAGTCTAAAGAAAAATAAAAAAGGAGTGCTATAAAAATGGCATCTATTATCAAGATCAAACGCAGTGAATCTACTGGTCAGATTCCTAGTTCCTTGGAACTTGGCGAAATTGCGGTTAACCTGTTTGACCGCAAACTGTATGTAGGTAACTCAACGGGTATCTCTGCTATCGGTGGTGAGGACTTCCGTTTTGCAACACAAGACAGTGACGAGGGTGCATACCTCAAACTGAACGGTGATACTACACAATCATCAAACTCTGTACTCTTGGAAGCAGGTACAGACCTCGACGTTTCTCGTCAAGCAAACGGTTCAATCGTTTTTGCTTTGGAAGCAACTATTGCTTCAAACACAACTGGTACTGCGGCAACTGCTGATGCAATGTCATCTGCGGTCACGGTCTCATTGTCTGGTGATATCACTGGTTCTGCAACATTCACCAATGCAGGTGACACAGCATCAATCACAACTTCTATTGCTGACGCTTCAATCTCTGGCAACCACATCTCACCTAACAGTTTAGGTGCGAACACTTTCGTTGCTAAGTCAGTTGGCACAGCAGCAATTGCTGACGGTGCAATCACTTCTGCAAAGATTGCGGCAAGTGGAATCACTGCTAATGCTATCGGCAACGACTCTGTTGCTCTCGGCACAAAGACAACTGGTAACTATGTTGCAACAGTTGCTGACGCAGGTGCAGGAGACATCGTAGTAACTGGTTCTGGATCAGAAACTGCGGCAATTACTCTTGATCTTGCTGACGAAATCAGTTCTAACACATCTGGTACTGCGGCACAAGCAGACGCAATGTCTTCAGCAGTTACTGTAACCTTATCAGGTGATGTTGCAGGTACTGCTACATTCACTAACGCAGGTGACACAGCATCAATCACTGCAACTATTCAAGCAGACAGTGTTGCTCTTGGAACTGACACAACTGGTGACTATGTTGAAGCGATCCAAGGTACTGCGGGTGAAATCGAAGTATCAGCAGGTGGCGAAGGCGCAACTGTTACTATCGGATTGCCAGATGATGTCACAGTCGCAGGTCAATTGAATGTAAGCGAAAATGTTGTTGTAACTGGTAACACATCTGTCGGTGGAGACCTCTCGGTTTCTGGTGACTTGAATGTTACTGGTGCGGTTACATACTTGTCATCTTCAACAGTAAATGTTGATGACTCAATGTTGAAGTTGTCTGCAAACAACGTAGCAGACGTAACTGACCACGGTGTATATGCACAGTATGTCGAAGGCGGCACTACTAAGTGGGCAGGTTACTTCCGTGACGCATCTGATAGTTCTATCTTTAAGTTCTACACTGATGTGGAAGCAGAACCTACTACAACTGTTGATACAACAGCGACAGGTTACACGCAAGCAACCATTGAAGCAACCATCGACGGTGGTTCATACTAAGTAATGCCTAAAGGTTGGGGGGAGCAATGCTCCCCTTTAACCGTTAAATCTATATAGATTTTAAAAGAGGACCATAGATATGGCATCCGTTATCAAAATTAAGCGTTCCTCTACTCAGGGGAAAGCACCTACTACTTCAGAATTATCAACTGGAGAGATTGCTATCAATCTAAAAGATGGCAAAATATTCTCCTCAGATGGGTCAAGTATTATTGAACCCACATCAAACAGCGTATCTCGTACTTCTGGCACAGTTTTAGTTGGTAACACCAATCCATATTTACTCCCTCTAGAAGATGGGAATGCAGGTCAAATTCTTACCGTGGCAGGTAATGGCGATATAGTTTTTGCCGATCAAGGAGGTATTGAGCAATTTGCCAATACTCAAGGAAGCACTGCCAAAGTAATCGACACTTTCAACAAAACATCATTCCGAAGTGCTCAATATTTCACGCAAGTCGTGTCTATTGATGGCATTCAAATGTCTCAGTTGCAGTTAGTTCATACCGACAACACAGCATTCGTTGTTGAGTTTGGTAAAGTAACGACTGCCGCAATTCCTACAATGGGAGAATTTGATGTAGATGTAGTTGGAGACAATGTTCGATTGAAGTTTATACCTGCTAACGGTGCATATCAAGAACAGCAAGTGTCTGTTAAACGATATGGCATTGTTGAAGACCAACCACTATAAGGAAATAGGACATGGGATCAGTCGTTAAAATCAAACGCTCTACCGTCCAAGGTAAAGCACCCACTACTTCCGATCTTGCCACTGGAGAGATTGCTCTTAATTTAAGAGACAATAAAATATTTTCTTCCGATGGTTCTAATATCATTGAAATCGGATCGAACACATCATCACTTTCTGTTGGAACTCTTACGGTTGGAAACACCAATCCATATACATTCCCAACTACTGGTGGAGATAGTGGACAATTCATTGTCACTGATGGAAGTGGAACTTTAAGTTTTGAGAACCAAGGTGGTTCCGAAATTACTGCTAATACTACAGACTATTCGACGATTACTGTTGATACATTTGCTAAGGATGATTTCCGTAGCGCACAGTATTTTGCTCAAGTAGTTAACATCGACGGTATTCAAATGTCACAACTTCATGTTGTACATACAACGAATACTGCGTTCATTGTAGAATTCGGCAAGATTACAACTGCTGTGATTGATACTTTGGGATCATTCGATGCAGATACTCTCGGTGACAATGTTCGTTTGAGATATACTCCTGACGCAGGGGCATATCAAGAGCAAGTCGTCGCAGTAAAACGAAGTGTTATTATGTCTGACCGCGATGCACCATTTGGCGCAGACGGTGACTTAGACCTACAGAATGATGACGTAGGCACACTTGATCTAAATAGTGCAAACGCACCTAACAATCTCGACATGGGTTTCGTCGCATAATTTAAACTTTTGGGAGAACAAAAATGCCAACTACCCTTCAATTAAGACGAGGGACTACTGCCGAACAGAATGCCTTTACTGGTGCGGTCGGAGAAGTAACCGTCGATACTACTCTAAAACAACTGCGTTTGCATGATGGATCAACGCAAGGCGGATTTGTCGTCGGTGAAGACGATGCTGCTTTGAATGATCGTATGCAGGTGGCAAACACCCAAGCATTACATACAGCAGTAACAGCAAATGTAACACAATCATTCGCTGACATTCAGTCAACTAACACTGCTATTCGTGCGTTAGTATCATCTTACATTGCAAACACAGAACCACGGATTGCATCATTCAACTCGTCTGGTGAAGTTTCTTCTGCACTGATTCCTTCAAGTAATGTTTCAATTGACTTAGGTAGTCAAACACGAGCATTCCGTGACTTATATCTGTCTGGTGATACTCTCCGCCTTGGTGATGTATTCTTGAAGGATGATGGTGGTAGTCTTAAAGTTGTCGATTCATTAGACCAAGCATCTCCTGTCACTTTATCTGAGTTGACGATTAACGGCAACGAAATCATCAACTCAAATGGTCACATACATTTGGTTAATAGTGGGTTGCATGATAACTTCAGTAATTTGATGAGTGTGGCAAACACTCAAGCATTGCATGCTGTGGTAACTGCGAATGTAAATCAAGCATTCTCTGACATCCAAGCAACTAACACTGCTATTCGTGCTTTAGTCACATCCAACGATAATGATATCAGTGCGCTTCAAACAGTAGACGGTAATCAGTGGTCAGCGATTACTTCAACTAATACCGCTATTCGTGCTTTAATTACATCTAACGATAGTGATATCAGTGCGCTTCAAACAGTAGACGGTAATCAGTGGTCAGCGATTACTTCAACTAATACCGCTATTCGTTCTATCACAACGACGAATGCTAATAAGATATCACAAGTAGAATCTAACTTGTTATCAACAAACACTGCGATTCGTGCTTTAGTCACATCTAACGATAGTGATATCAGTGCGCTTCAAACCGTAGATAGTAATCAGTGGTCAGCGATTACTAGCACTAACACCGCAATTCGTGCTCTCACAACAGCAAATCTCAATAAGATAGCACAAGTAGAGTCAAATCTCTTGGCATCGAACACTGCGATTAGAGGTTATGTTGATAGCGAAGTTGCGGCATTAGTAGATAGTGCTCCGGGAACACTAGATACACTGAATGAACTTGCTGCGGCACTTGGTGATGATGCAAACTTCAGTACAACTGTTACTACTAACTTGGGTAACAAAGCAGACAAAGCAACAACCATCACAGCAGGTGCAGGTCTTTCTGGAGGTGGCGATTTATCAACATCTCGTACTATCAACCTTGATATCAACGATATCACTACAAGCACATCAACTGCTTCTGGTGACTTTGTTGCTTACTACGATATTGATGCGGGTGTAACTCGTAAGGCAACTGTTGCTAACTTGGCACTCGTAGGACCACAAGGTTCTAAGGGTCAGAAAGGTGAGGTTGGTGCTCAAGGACCACAAGGTTCTAAAGGTCAAAAAGGCGAAGTTGGTGCTCAAGGACCACAAGGTGCTAAGGGACAGAAGGGCGAAGTTGGTGCTCAAGGACCACAAGGTGCTCAAGGTCCACAAGGTTCTAAGGGTCAGAAAGGTGAGGTTGGTGCTCAAGGACCAACCGGATCAACCGGACCACAAGGTGCAACCGGACCAACCGGACCAACCGGACC